ACCTCTATCGGTTCCTGGTATCGAGTAGTCGTCGCTTCTGTTCAGACTATGCAGAGAGAGAAACGACTTAGTCAATTCCCTCCGGATTGGTTTGATACGATTGTAGTCGATGAAGCCCATCACGCTATTTCAGATGGTTATCAACGTGTGCTTGGTTATTTTGAACAGTCGAATGTATTAGGAGTAACTGCCACACCAGACCGTGGAGATATGAAAAACCTTGGCTCTTACTTCGATAGCTTAGCTTATGAATATTCACTGGTCCAAGCTATCCAAGAAGGATATCTATCTAAAATCAAGGCTCTAACAATTCCGCTTAGCTTGGATTTGTCAAATGTCAGCATGTCAGCGGGCGATTTCAAGGCGAGCGATGTCGGGACGGCGCTAGATCCATACTTGGAACAGATAGCAGACGAAATGGCCAAGCAATGCGCAGACCGTAAAACAGTTGTATTCTTGCCTTTGGTAAAGACCTCGCAGAAGTTTCGCGACATCCTGAACGCAAAAGGCTTTCGTGCTGCTGAAGTCAATGGAGAGTCCAAGGATCGTGCAGAGATTTTAGAAGATTTTGAGAAAGACCGCTACAACGTACTTTGCAATTCGATGTTATTGACGGAAGGTTGGGACTGCCCGTCAGTAGATTGCGTGGTCGTGTTAAGACCTACTAAGGTACGTGCATTGTATAGCCAGATGGTAGGGCGTGGTACTCGCTTGCATCCAGGAAAGGAAGAACTGCTTTTGCTAGACTTCCTCTGGCACACTGAACGCCACGAACTATGCCGGCCAGCTCACTTGATTTGTGAGACTCCAGAAGTTGCTCAGAAAATGGTTGAGAACATGGAAGAGCAAACTGGTGTAATGCTTGACCTCGAAGATATGGAAGTCAAGGCAACCGAGGACGTTGTCGCACAGCGTGAAGAGGCTTTGGCAAAACAGCTGGAAGAAATGCGCAAGCGTAAGCGTAAACTTGTGGATCCATTGCAATTCGAAATGTCTATCCATGCTGAAGATTTATCGAACTACGTTCCTAACTTTGGATGGGAAATGGCTCCTGCTAGCGATAAACAAATCAAAGCGCTTGAGAAGTACGGCATACTTCCTGATGAAATCGGGAATGCTGGAAAGGCTGCTTTATATTTAGACAGATTGCACAAGCGACAATCAGAAGGCCTGACCACACCAAAACAAATTCGATTCTTAGAAGGTCGAGGTTTCAAAGATGTTGGCATGTGGCAATTTGATCACGCTAGAAATATGATTGATCGCATTGCTGCAAACGGCTGGCGATTACCAGCAGGCGTGCGACCAGCTGAATATGTGCCGGGGTGATGTATGAAATTTTTGGATCTATTTGCAGGAATTGGTGGATTTCGTCTTGGAATGGAATCCGCAGGTCATGAATGTGTTGGTTTTTGCGAAATTGACAAATTCGCAAGAGCTAGTTATCAAGCTATACACGACACGAAGGGAGAACTAGAATTACATGACATCACAACAGTATCAGACGAGTTTATTCGAGGAATCGGACGTGTGGACATTATCTGTGGAGGATTTCCGTGCCAGGCTTTCAGCATTGCAGGAAACAGACGAGGTTTTGAAGATACACGAGGAACTTTGTTTTTTGAAATTGCACGGTTCGCATCTATTCTCAGACCTAAATATCTATTCCTTGAGAACGTCAAAGGACTCCTCAACCATGACGGAGGAGCTACATTTGAGACCATCCTCGGAGCCCTGGATGAATTGGGGTACAATGTGGAATGGCAAGTCCTTAACAGCAAGGATTTCGGAGTTCCACAAAACCGGGAGCGCGTGCTCATTGTCGGACATCTTAGAGGAGAATGTACCCGAAGAGTTTTTCCTCTCTCAAAAAGTGGCCAGCAAGTTGCTTCAATCAAAGAACAGTACAGCAATACCATTACAACCAGATACGGAAACTCACAAGGCGCAGGGGCGTACATTGTTGAAAGTAAATCGCAGAAAGTAAGATCTATAGGGAACATCCATCCTTCAGGAAAAGGGATGAATGGAGAGATTTATGAATCAACTGGCTTAGCTCCTACGCTCACAACGAACAAGGGAAAGGGTCAGAAAATAGCTGTACCTATGTTTACTTTGACTGCGCAAGATAATCATGGAATCTTAATCGCAGGAAAATTGCCTGGAAATCATGACAAAAACTCAAGAGTATATGATATAGATGGACTAGCTCCTACTCTATCCACTATGCAGGGTGGTGGGCAAGAACCTAAAATCATTCAGCGTGGTCATGGTTATAATCAAGGCGGAGAACATGACATCGCTCCTACTCTAACTAGCAATAGCTATCAAGAGAATAACCTGGTCAAAGTTGTAGACTTTTACAACAAAATCACAAAAGATGAGGTTGGAACATTAACATCAAGTGGGGGAGGTAGTACTGTTCGAGCTGGAAGTTTTGGAATAACTGATGGATATCGTATTCGCAAGCTAACACCTCGTGAGTGTTGGAGGTTACAAGGCTTTCCAGACTGGGCTTTTGATAAAGCTCAAAAAGTCAATAGCAATTCTCAGCTATATAAGCAAGCAGGAAATAGCGTGACAGTCAATGTTATTGCTGCTATCGCAAAAGAATTGAAATAAAAGGAGAAAACAGTGGCAGAGAATGATTTTAATTTGTTGCCGTTGCTGGATTACATCAATCCTGCCACGGTAGACTACCAGACATGGGTAAATGTGGGCATGGCCCTTAAACACGAAGGATACACGGCATCCGATTGGGACAACTGGTCGCAAAATGATAGCCGGTATAAGAAATTTGAATGTTTCAAGAAATGGGATACTTTCAACGAAGAAGCTGGAACTATCGTGACCGGTGCAACGATTACCCAACTAGCAAAAGAAAATGGTTGGGTATCTCAATCTGGCTATGACAGTGAGAATGCTCATGAATTAGGTTGGACCGATACAATAGACCGTGATTATCGTGTCATTGATAAAGACTGGATTGAAGGTAAAGAAATCCACGAGCCGACCATTTGGAATCCGGTCCAGGAAATCATCAAATATCTTGAAACACTTTTTGAAGCCAGCGAAAATGTTGGTTATGTCACCGAGTCTTATCCAAAGACAGACGATGAAACAGGCGAGATTGTCAAATGGCTGCCAACTAAGGGAGCTTACGACCGGACTGCCGGACAATTGATTGAAGCTCTTAGCAAATGTAATGGAGATATCGGAGCTGTCCTCGGTGATTACCATGAAGAAGCCGGTGCATGGGTGCGCTTTAACCCTATGGATGGTAAGGGTGCTAAAAACGAAAACGTGACAGATTTCAGATATGCCCTGGTTGAATCTGACAGCATGCCAATCGATAAGCAAAATGCAATCTATAAAGAACTTGAATTACCGATTGTCGCTTTAGTCCACAGTGGGAATAAGTCGCTGCATGCTATCGTTAAGGTAGATGCTAAGAACTACGAAGAATATCGTAATCGTGTTGATTATCTTTATAAGATTTGTCAAAAGAACGGAATCATCGTCGATACGCAGAACCGAAATCCAAGTAGGTTATCACGCATGCCAGGTTTTATCCGAAATGGCCAGAAGCAATTCTTAGTAGATACGAATATCGGTAAGGCTGATTGGGATGAATGGTATCAATACATCGAAGACTTGAACGATGATTTGCCTGATCCTGAATCTCTTTCAGATAGCTGGGATAATTTGCCAGAGTTAGCTCCTGAGTTAATTAAAGGTGTCCTTCGTCAAGGTCACAAGATGCTGATTGCTGGACCGTCGAAAGCTGGTAAGTCATTTGCTTTGATTGAAATGTCAATCGCAATCGCTGAGGGTAAGAAGTGGCTCGGTTGGGATTGCACCCAGGGACGTGTGTTGTACGTCAACCTGGAGCTAGACCGTCCGTCTGCCTTGCATCGCTTCCGTGATGTTTATCAAGCTATGGGATTGGCTCCACAAAATATCAACAATATCGATATCTGGAATCTTCGTGGAAAGACTGTACCAATGGACAAACTAGCACCTAAGCTTATTCGTCGAGCTTTGAAGAAGAATTACATCGCAGTCATTATTGACCCTATCTATAAGGTTCTGACGGGTGACGAGAATAGTGCAGATCAGATGGCGCACTTTACGAATCAGTTTGACAAAGTGGCGACAGAGCTCGGGTGCTCGGTGATTTACTGCCATCACCACTCGAAAGGTCCCCAAGGTGGCAAGAAGTCTATGGACCGTGCTAGTGGTTCGGGCGTATTCGCTCGGGATCCTGACGCACTTATCGACTTAGTAGAGTTAGAAGTATCTGAAGAATTACTAACGCAGCGTTTGAACCAAGCGACGTGCCAACTCTACCAACGTGCATTGCAAGAGCGAAACAATGCCTACTATCAGCAGAATGTAGGTTTAGATGACCTTTTGAGTCCTGCACAAATGCGGACGCACTTTGAAAAGGGTATTCCTGATGTCATGGATCGAGCTCCGTACACAGACAAACTCGAAGAAGTCCGTAACAAGATCCAGATAGCAACTGCTTGGCGTGTTGAGGGAACGCTCCGAGAGTTTGCCAAATTTAAGCCAGTGAACATGTGGTTTAGCTATCCAGTGCATGTGCTTGATGAAACGGGTGTGCTGGCGGATATCCAAGTGGACGAGGTGAATGGAAAAAATTCTCCTTGGAAGAAAAACTTCGATAAGAAAGAAACTAAAGAGGATAAAGCTCAGAAAGTTGAGACTGCAATCGGAATATTGAACGATGGTATCGAGCCAGTAACTCTTGAAAGTTTGGTAGATTATTTCTCTACTGAAGAGAAGCCGGTAAGTGAAAAAACAGTCCGCAGATGGATAAAAAACAACGGAAAGTTTGAAATTGTAAACAAGGAAATTGTTCCAAAAAACTCAAATATAGATGAATAGGGACAAGGACATATCGAAGGACACATCGAAAGACATATCGAAGGACATTATTCGATTTGTCCTTAGGGACACAGGGACATTATTCGATTTGTCCTTATGTCCCTAAAATGCAAAAAACGAGGGACATATCGAATATTTTATCGAAATGTCCGAGGGACAAAATGAGGGACAGAATATTCTCTTTCTCCGAAAGAAGAATATTTAGGAAATGTCCTTGAAGGTCCATGGGTACATGAACAGGAACAAGGGGGCTATGCATCCGCCCCTTGTAACCCTGTAACCATGTCCCCTGACATGGACTAAGCGCGAAATGAAAAAAAGAAAAGGAGTGCATTTTTAAAAATGTTAATTGAATTCTTTTTACCGATGCAAAAAATTCCGACTACAACACACCAACAGAAAAAGGTAAACGTACAATTTGGAAAGCCAATCTTTTATGAGCCGGCAGACTTGAAAAATGCCAGGGCGAAATTTGAGAGCTTGCTCGCGCAACATGTTCCTCCAAATAAAATCAAAGGAGCGATTCGGCTAACGGTTAAGTGGTGCTTCCCTCGTATCAAAAAAAGCTACGATGGCCAGTACAAGACCACGAAGCCAGACACAGACAACTTGCAGAAGTTACTCAAGGACTGCATGACTAAGTTAGGCTATTGGCAAGACGATGCTCAAGTGGCTAGCGAAATCGCCGAGAAATTCTGGGCAGACACAGTCGGGATCTATATCAAAATTGAGGAACTGGAATGAAGATTGATTACATTGATTTTTTTAGCAGACAAATTCCGGAATGGATGGCGCGTAGCAATCAGAAAAGTCAAGAGGTCGGATTTGGAACAGATGCTTATTGGCAATGGGCGGTGTCGTCAATCGGAGAAATTTGCAAACAATACAATGATGATGAGCTGGTGACAGAACAATTCGGTTTGCTCTTTAACTGGCTAGAAAAACAAGCAGGTTAAACAATGAAATATAGCAAACAGACAATGATTGAAAGATTGGAACACTCGATCGAGAAAACCAATGAAGAAATCGAGAGATATTCCAAAGATTGCAATGGTCGATTCGCACAAGGTTGGACTGCACATCGTGAGTTTCTGAAGAAGTAACTAAAGAAAATGGAAGAACAGTTGAAGGAGTTGGAAGATGAATGTAAAACAGTTGATTGAGAAATACAAAAGCTATGAAGGAAAGTGGAATGCTCCTGGTGCGGAATTAGCTCGTCAAATTTTTATAGAAGATTTGAAACTACTAGACGAAACCGAAACAGGTCATGCAGATGAAGCTCCACGCTACGTCAAGAACATACTAGCACGATTGCGAGAATTACCATTGCATGATAGAGAAGATTGGTTAAAAGCTATCATGGGTGAATTTACGCAAGATTTCAGTAGCGCAAAATGGCGTGAGGGTTACGATCAAGGCTTACTTGATGGAGCATGGGTTGGCAATCAATTAAAAGATGCTGATAAAATTCGACAAGAATTAAATAAAGTGCTTCTACCTAGTTTTATGGATGATTGGATCTTTAAATGTCAACTCTTAAATGATTTTAGCTTGCGTGATGCACTTGATAGTAACACTATTCATCTCTATGCTAATAATAGCA